ACCGCCAATATTCTGATTATTCAAATTCAAACTCCGAGCCTACTAGGTCGTACCAAACAGATTTTTTCTGTTTAAGCGTACCGCCATAGGCTACAATACTATAATTCTTGTAGTCAAAATCTGAAATCATGTTTTCATCTTGCCATGTATCAATTAGATACATTATAGCGTTTGTTAGTTGCTCGCCTTTGCTCATGTTACACCTCGAAAGATAAACCATAATTGACTTTGAAAAAGCGTTTTATAGTTGACTCTTTTAGACTATTACAACAGTATAAACCATTGTAACCGAATGTAAAAAAGCCACCATTTTTTACGCTTTTCTTTGCTCGTGCTTTCTCGCTAGATGTTAGCACTTCACAAAGTACATAAGCAATACTATCCAAGTCATTATAGATAGTGTCTGACTGTTCAAGATTATTATCATAAAAATAATCTTTAATTTGTTTATATGTATATTCCATATAAACACCCCTTTCAATATAAAATTATAAAAGACCTACGAAAGATATTTATCATCTTTCGTTACACTCATTATACTATAGATACACCCTATTGCATAATAGTTTTTAGTTATAGCTAGTCATAGCTTTAAGTTATGCCCTACGCTGGCGGTATACATGAAATTAAATTGCATACAATACAGTTGTACCACATCATATGAATATATGTTCATATGAGCATACATCGGTTATATGAATGTATGTTCATATGTTCAGACATTCATATGATTGCATACAACTGAGCTGCATGAGACTATATCGAAAGTTTTCGTTCTGTAACCCTTTAGTTATCTAAAGTTTTCAATCTAATCGAAAATTTTGAATGTATTAAATCGAACATCTGTTTGCTATGGATGGCGGTCTGGCAGGTCGTGGTGAACATGTGTGCGGTCAATATGTAATGCCTTGAAAAAACAAATATATGTATCAATATATGAACACATATACATATAAAAATAGGGGTGATATATATATGTATATATACATATATAAAATACCGTGGACATATCCATATAAATATATACAAATGAAAAAATCCGTGGAGAATAACACATATATAACAACAAAAATTACCACGACAATGCATCTAAATCGTCTATACGGTGTGTCTATATCCACGGTGGTATATTTGTATACCCCACATATCAAAACCACCGCAGAACGCAAATAAATGAGTTCTGTGAATGTGATGCGGTGGTTATATCGTGTTGTTAAGTATCATAGATGAAAACCTGTGGTGGTCTCCACGGTAAAAACAAACGTATGTTCCATGGGTGAAACAATGGTATTACATCCACAGGTCGTCAACAGAATAACCCATGAACACCCATATATCAACACATATGTCACCGACACATATATACGTTTGTTTAATGCCACGACATATATACAAATAAAAAATACCACCATATAAAACGTGGACAAACAATAGATGTAATAATGTATAAGCGATTATGTTATATGCTTAATGCGATAGCCGCAGTATGTATTGTTATTTTTTATACGGTGGTATTTGATTTGTGTGACAACAGCAGGCGAACGCATGTGCTGTAGACGTATTTGAATGGTGGTATGATTGCCTGTGCGATGTGTTTAGGATGCATCACACAATGAATGTGGTGTTTGCCATGCGTTTGCAGCCTGTTGTCTAATCATAGAATAACACAAGACGGTTTGTGTTGTCAATAACCAATGTGTTTTTCTTGGGTTTTATTTTTTGAAATCTTGTTTTTTATTTTTTGGTTTTTAATTTTTTGGATTTAGGTCATTGGTTTTTGGTTATGCCACACAAGTCTTGAATTGGGAAGCTGTAAGTGTCAATACATTGGATGCCAATATTGTTTGTTGACTCATTGACAAAAACACAGATTGTATTTTTAATATATATAATGTTTTCTGTAAAGTTGGTGACTACGCCAATATAACAATTCTTGTTATCAGACTTTGCTATGGCGATGTATCCATCTCTAAGAGAACCGTATTTAGTTCTTAACGTAGCAACGGTCGGTAAATCGTCTACGGACTTCTCCACAGGTTTACCATTGAATAACATTGTACCAGTCTTAATGGAATTTGAAGTCTTATTTTCAGGTTTTAAAAACAATGACTTTAAACATTCGATGTTCTCTGGTGTCACCTCAAGTTTTAATTTTAGTGTTCCCATAGAGTCGTTTTTGGTTTTCATTTTAGACCTCCTGTACGATTTTAAACCATTCTTTATAAAAATTGTCTCCGACTGTTCCAATGTACACTTTTTTACGAAAGTCGGATATAGCAACTTTTTCCACCGTAGCTTGTTTTACTTTTGTCGGAGGTGTAGTCTTAATATCATCATATAATACTGGTGCTTCGACTTCAACTTGAGTGCCACTTGGTAATAACGCCTGTAGCTCTTCTACCGCAAAATCAGTAGTATGATACCATTTGTTTGGCTCTAAAGCCACTTCGTTGATTAATTCCAAGTTTTTCTCAGTGGCGAACCATCCGCCATTGCAGTCAACACCGTCTTCTTCTTGTGTTGCAGTAAACCCATAAGGTTCCTTATCTAGTTGCACGACATAACCCTCTGGGTAGTTAACACCCTCCATTGGTAATCTAACGATTGTACCTGTGTAATCGTTATATTTAATAATTACACGGTCGCCAATGTTAAACTTTGGTTTTGGCTGCACTTTTGGTTCATCTGGGTCAACTGTTGTATAATCAAAAGATTTAATCTGAAGTGGAACTGTTGGTTGTTCTGGTTGTTCTTCTAGGGCATCCACCAGCTTGTCAGCATATAATTTAAACTGAGGTAAGTCTATTGGCTTATCTTCTAATAGAGCCTGTAAGATGCAACCTCTTAAGTATGCAACGTAATCAGCTTTTGTGAAATTCTCTTCTATAACGCTTAAGTAATTCATATGTTTTTCTCCTGTTAAAAACGTGTAATATAAACCTCGAACCAATCATTTGTTCTGCCAGACTCGGCTACCGAGATTATATCTTTTAATGTTTCAATCGATGCCTGATAAATAACCATCTCAGTCTTATTACTTGAATAAGACTGCTGTTTTTCTTGTGCATCGTGCAACCATTGGTGTAAGAACGGAATATCTACCTTATGTTCCATACTATTCCAATCAAGGTGTTCATTTGCATATTGTTCTACCTCTGAGATAAGAAAAGCATAATGCAAGTATGGACATCGCCTGTTTTTACTAAAGATGTAAACCTCCATATATCCTCCTGTTAATTAATTTGAGTGTATATTACTTTATGCCCATCATTAATATATTTTTTAATCTGACATAACTGCTCTATTTGGTCAGGGAATATCAATGGGTCTCTTGGGTTAGATAATGGACTTTTAGCTAATGTTCCATCGTCATAAGCCTGCAACAAACGTGCCACCAAAGAGCCATCAATAATGTATTCCTCGTTTGGTTGAAAGTCACGAAGATTATCTCTGAAAAAACCTCCGACATTTCTATTGTAAATACTAAAGTGTGCCACAGGGATAACTCTGTGGTTTACAAACACATAAAACTCATTATATAATCCCATTAGTAGTCCTCCTGTGTTATTTACCGCATGCTAATATGAATACTGTTAAGGCGACACTCATTAGCATTAATATGATAGTCGTTTCCAAAGAGACATACCGAGTACCATACTCAAAACCACCAATAACGTGGACTGCTTTTTGTTGAATGGCTTCGTTTGCCCACTCCTTGTTAAACTTTTGCCATGAAATATCCCATCTAGCATCACTCAGCTTATCTTTTGTTTCTTTTAAGTCGTGTTGTAACTCTTTAATATAGGCATCATTTGCGATAATCACTTGGTTTTGTTCTTCGATTGTTTTATACAGGTGTTGTATATCCAAGTTAAACCTCCTGCTCTAAATGGGTTTCAAACAATTTCAAAAACTGTAGTTCCGCATTTGGGTCGTCACATTGGTCGGTATCATACATTACTTGGTCTTCTAAAGTTAGTAATGATAGTCCATACGCATATGTAGTTAACTCGCCGTTATTGCGAATAAACATTAGCTTTGTATATGGTCTAATTTCGCCAAAGAGAGACATGTTATGCGTATACATAATCATGTGACCTTGTGGCAACGTCACGGAGTATGTAGAATACATTTGTTTGTGTTCATCTCCTACATAACTGTAGATGTTCTCAACTGTTGTGTCGATTTGTTTTAATAATTGTTTACGTTTCAATGGTTTTTCCTCCTGCTGTTGAATTAAACTTTCAACTTAAAAATTGTGTTTTTATGTTCAAATGCGTGGATTAATTGGTTTTCATATGTATTGATAACGGCTTGTCTTGCATTTTGTAATATGTTTCCTAGAGTCTCAAATTGCTCCACAGTGTATTCTTGAGTGCCATCAAGAAAATACATATTAGTGAGTAATCCTTGATGCAGCAAAACTTTATTTTTTCTAATGTCCAGACGATAGCCGTCCTGTAAATGTATTGTATCACAGAACTGCAATATCTGCAACAAGTTTTCTGAGTCAAACTTAACAGAAACCCTTGGTTGTCCATTAGACCAGCTTGGTTGCACGGTTGTTACAATTAAATCTGGCACATTATCAGACCAGAACTGATTGCG